TATTAATCGTAATCAATATCATATTCAAGCTAGTCAAGCTCGTTTCGTGGAGGAGAATCCCCATGATTTATTCGTAGATCAGTGGGCTGCTATTTATTCTCTTTCGCGAGAAGAGTTATTATGGCTAGATAATGCTTATTCTCAAGTTAAAATTGGAGATCGCGTATACCATCCTGCGCTAGCCCGAATAGCGCAGGAGGATTACGATCCTTAAGCGTTTTTCGGGACGTCATCAAATACTAGAAAATGGCTTCCGCTTTAATGAAATCACTTATACCTTTAGCTGTCACTGGCATCAATGCTGCTACGAACCGAATTCAGGAAAGGCAAAGACAACGTGCTTCTAATGGCACATCTAATATGCGAAACACTGGTTCTCGGCCTCGGCCACAAAGAGCCATGCGTTCCGCCAATACTAATTCACGCAATAGACGTGGGAGGGGTCCGACGACTACTTCGATTGTGCGACAGGCACCTGTCGCAACTGGAGTTACTACTCGTACTCTTCCTACTCAAACTGTAAAACAAAGGGCTGTTGAACAATTTACAACGGTTGCTGCACCGAGTAACAAATTTGCAGCTTATTTTCATACTACTGAGGTCTTAGACGAGCTTGCTTTTCCAAGACTCTCACAAATTAGTTCCCAATATCAGAAATTTAATCCAAAAGCTTTAGTTTATCAATACAGTCCTGCTACTAGTACATCTCAACCAGGTACTATTTATTTGGGTTTTGACCCTGATTCTACTAATCCTTTGCCTACGAATTCAGAGCAAATGCGTGGTTTGATAGGGGCTGTTTCAGGTCCTGTCTGGCAACCATTGCAGATGCATGTTCCGCCACAGCTTATGTCAAAGATAGCAAAACAATGTTATTCACGTCGTTCTACTAGTCCAACCGACAATTTAAATAATGTTGGACATTTTATTTATGCCGTCGAAGGAGTCACCACTACTACAGCGGTTGGCTTCATGCAAGTCGGCTATGATATAGATTTAATTCAACCAAAAACAGTTATTGGTGCTTCTACTTATTCCAGCGTCCTTGAGTGGGACGTTGATGCTAATGATTTTGTTGGAGACGTATGTGCTCCTATACAGGTCTTAGAACCTGGACATTTTAAGAAATTAACTCGCGCACCTGTTGTTTTGGTTTTTCATACCCCAAATTCTAATCCTCCCGCCTTTGAGATGGATGATGGAGGATCTGTTCTTGCTAAATCTATTGGTACTGAGGCTTCTGTGGTTTATCTTCCATATGGAGCTGGAACCGGTACCTATACTATGGATGGGCCGGTGGTGTTGTGCTTGGCGCACGCCGCTAACCCTGCTGAGAAGCTACTTCCTGGTATCTTCTAGATGACGTCCCCTTCGCCCTACTATGAGGTCTTGCTAGAGATCTCATAGTTTGTATTAAAACC